CAGCTTGCAAGCTTTGCAGGCTTTTGTAGTCTCCGATGAACGTGTGGGCGTCTCCGTTGTCGAATATAACCTATCTCTAGAGACAAGGATATACATCGACGGACCACTTGAGTGGACTAATGGCTCCAACGTCTATGTTTGCTGGGATTGCCCAGTCAATGACGTTGTATGCCACGAAACTCTTAGGTGGAAAGAACGTGTTATTCCTAGCTCTTTCATGCCATCGTTGCAGACTTCAGTTAAGCTTGATTGGCCCAAAGTGGTTGATCTTGCTTTGTTACTGAATCAGCTGCGTCGATAGCTCCGCACCTAACAAGGAGTTTTACCATGGCAAGTACGACGATTACAGTAACCGTCGATACTGTAGATTACATCTACACTCTAGATTCCGTTACCCCGGATGGGATGCGGTATCTGGATCCGGCTAGTACACTGTTGCTCCCCAGCACAGTCTCTGGTCGTCGGGTTTATCCCAAACGGCAGAAAACATTTCCGGGGGTTGCGAGGAACGAACTCAAAACTTCTGAGATGTATTCTTTCGACGATGGCACGTCTTCGCCAATTATCTTTGCGACTTCGGTGTCACGTCGGGCTGACGTAGCAACAGCGGATTTTACGTTGCTTCGCAAGAAGCACGCAATGCTCCTCCTTGACGGTGAACTCGATGGGTTTTTCAACAACTTATCCATTTAGTAGCCGGCTGTTGGTCAGTATAGCCGTGGCCCTTTGGGCCATCTTCCTCTCGGTGATTATTACCGGGACGGTTCTTTTCCTCTCTTCAGAGAAAATCTTGAATGAAGTCAGAACACAAATCCGGCCGTGGGGTGAAATGCCCTACTACAACCTGGAGGATCAATCAGAACGCAGCAAAGGACTTACTCGTCCAAAGCGTTAATGCGTTGGTTGATACGTTCTTTGGCGCCGGAGCACTCAGGCTAGAAAAGCTTGAGCAACTCCCCGCCTTTGTGAACGCGTATGAAGTTTCTGCTACCCTTAATCGGGACGCGGGTGATGCGAGTGGCTATTTCATGGCCACTCAGGTTGCTTGCCTCCTGAAGAAGTTAGAGTTGCCTTTATTCGAAGATTCGAGTAAAGTGCGTGCCCTAGAAAAGTGGCGGGAAGCTGAGCAAGATTGCAAAGAGATGAATGCGAAATGCTGGGATTTGTTCCAGCATCCGCTTACTCATCAGCAGTCTGAGCTCAGCCTAGCGATCCATTCTGTTAAGTCCGAAATTCGGAGAGTACTTCCCGAGTTTCCGCCTGACCTGAAGGATATCGCTGGATTCATGCGATTTGGGCCTGGAGCCACTCTTACTCATCGTTTTGATGAGGGTGATGTGGCTTACAAACTACTGGCTCCGTCCGCATATGATGGGATGGAGGAGGAAGTCTCTTGGTTGTATAAAGAGACGCTTTTGCGGGAAATCACCACGGGTGTTGCTCTTGGTGAACTACCGCACGATGTTGTTCAGGTCGAATACTTTGACCATGCTGTGATAGAATTCGTCCCGAAGTCGATCGCAGAAATGCGAACGATCGAAGTGGGTCCGAGTTTAGCCAACCTCGTCCAAAGTGGATACGATGGTATTTTACGCCGTCTTCTCCACCAAAGATGGGGTATTGACCTAACTAATCAAGCACCTAACCAGTGCTTAGCTTGGAAGGGTTCGAACATGGGACCCATTAGTGGTTCTCCATGTACTATCGACCTAAGTGCCGCTTCTGACCGAATTCCATATGGTCTTGTGGCACTGTTATTTCCAAAGCAATGGACCGCCCAAATGTCAAGGTACCGCGCCAAGAAAGTGCGGCTGCCCGATGGCACTTTTCATACACTTGAGAATTCTCATCCATGGGTAATGCTTTGACCTTCTCACTGCAAACCTTAATCTACGGAGCAGTTGTGCGTTCCATTCTTCGGGAACGCGGCCTCGTAGGGATGCAGTGGAGGGTATATGGCGATGATATCATTGTCCCTTATGACATCTATGACGATGTTATAGCTCGTTTAGTGTTGTTTGGTTTTAAAATCAACACGACTAAGAGCTTCTCAGGCGGATGGTTCCGCGAGAGTTGTGGGGCAGATTTCATCCACGGGACCGACGTACGGCCTCTATACGTGAAGAAACTACCGAGCTGCTGCGCTGATCTGTTCAATATATTGAACAGAATACAGTTAACAGCGATAAGAGCGCCGATTCCGGCGCGTAGCTATGAACCCTTTTTCAAGCTGGTTCTTTCTACGATACCCAAGTCCATTCGGATATATGGGGACCCTCTTAGTAACCCTGATAGTTGTATCTGGGCTCCTCGGGAGTTTAAGCGTGGGAAAATCCTTACCCGCGCGAGCAGGACATTAGCAGTGCCAGAACGAGTCCGGTACTGTGCTACCCTGTTTAACGGATATGGTCCTTCTGCAAACCGACAGAAGCCTGTTTCTCCTTTTCTTTTGGGAGATTGGCTATCTTACGGTCTGCAGTTTGAGGGACTACGAGGTGGAGTAGCGATTCCAGATGGATTGCTGGATATCGTTCCGTACGCACCATACTCAATCCCCCGTGAGGGGGGTTGGGTTATCAGACGACGGCCGAGACGGCCGCCACGGGTATCTGTACCCGTTAACGAGTTGCGTTTTGATCCAATGTTAATGGATTAACACCGCTCTTTAGCTAGTTGCCATGCCCTGCGAAGGGAACGGGC